TTAACTTTGGGATTTACGTTAAACACACCTTTTGTTCCTACAAAGAATTTATCATTCTCTGGATTGATCCCTGCAAAGATTGCAGGAGCACCATCCCACTTGACAGATACATTGACACTCTTCTTTACATTTCCTGCAAGCATATCACGCAACGATTGAAGAAAGTTGATTGCAGCTCGTGTTCCATCTATTCCATGATTCAACACCTCATCTTCAAGATGTTCTAAGTGAAGGTTCTTTCCTTCCTTTACCGCTTCGATGAGATATTGTTTGAACGTTAGCATTAGAACTGTATATTTTTATTAACTGTAATTTTAGGTATCAATCCTAAAAATTTAAGTAATGTTTTAATTCCTTTTTGATAGAATTTTTTAACCTTACTCCATACTCTAGAGAAAAATCCTGAAACTTTTGATTTTATTGTACTTAAAATACCTTCTGTTAAAACTTGACCTTCGTATGGTGCATATGCTTCGTCAAAAGCATTTACGATCAGAGATACAACTGACCAAAAATTATATTCTCCTGTTTTAATTCCACCCAATTTTCTAGAAGATGTTTTGAATCTTGCCTGCAATCTCATTTTATTTGCAATTTTTTCACAATATGAATCATCTTCTACACTATGAACTTGAACTTTAGAACCATCATGAGAAGATACCAACATCCATTCTGCGGCTGCATTATCGCTCTTTCCGTATTTCATATATCCAGACATCGCTTCTCTTGCAAATTCAATTTTAAATTGTGAATTATCTGAAAATAATGTTCCCAATTCCGCCATACAATCTTTGTGCGCTGTTTCGGCAGCATTCACAACTGGATTTGTTTTTGACTTGATTATCGGGGCTAACTTTGATGGTGCAAGTGTGTTCTTCACAAAGGATTCTAAAATTCCTGTAACTTTACTAAATTGTGGATCTTTTTCTATATTCTTATCTGAATTTTCTAAGGCTGCATAATAAGTCGCTAATGTTTCTTCTTTCCCACCCGACATTAATTGTGCAAGACCAACTTTAACAGAAAACCTCATATCCCCAATAAGAACATCTGTCTTTGGGGTTGTATTTTTAGCACCATGACCCGACCAAAAAGAAGTCAATGTCGCTTTTGCTCTACCGTATTGTTCCGCTTCTTTTCCCTTTAATGTAGGATATAATTTTAAAAGTTCTGAAGCAATTGAATTTCCTGCATTGAGAACTTTCGCATTTCCTTGTACGTTTGTTAAAACTTTATCTTTAATTCCTGCATTGTCAGAAGGTAATGGTTTATTGAGCAACTCATACCAACCCATTACTATTGCTGCCTCATAATCTTCTGCTTTGACTTCTGAGGCCTCATTGAGATATTCTTTGAATCGTAACATTATTATTACAAAATTTTATTTTTTTCTAAGGTAGGTATGACAATTTATTGAGGGGAGAGAAAATATGTCCAAAAGGTTCAAAGAATCTTCTTTTAGAATATCTCTCCATAACCCTCGTTAATTATTTATAAAATTATGACACTTGGGGGTCATCTGGATCGGGTATGCCCATGGCCGCAGCTGCAAATTCGTTCATATTAGACACAACAAAGTTTGGTGGGGGATCATCTATACGAAAAGTTACAAGATTTCCGAAATGATCTTCAACAATGAAGTGTTCTTCTGCGTTTTTTGTGTGCATTGGATCAGTGATGCCAACACAATGGAGATACACACCCATTTCTAGGTTTGCGTAATAACCACCTACACGAATTTTAAGGGTAAATTTTTCTTTACGAAATGCATCTAGATCGACAACTTTATTATCTTCTATACCATTCGTTTTGTTCATTTTGTGCCTGACGAATGAGTTTCATTTCATCCTTCTTCCGTTGTCTTGCTGCCTCTTCACTCTTCAATCTTTTTCGGATACACGGTTTTACAAAATGAGATTTTTCTTTGACTGCTTTCATAATACCTTCACTCATAACGGCAGCCTTAAAACGACTCAATACTCGATTGATGTTTTCGTTACGTTTTACTTTGATTGTAATCATATTAGTTTTTTTGTTTTATGATTGTGTAATGAAAAATTCCATCACTTATTATTAATATAGTATACCAAATTATTGAAGAATTGTCAAGTCAAAATATATAATAGATGATTTCTGTCCAATTATAAATAAAAAGAAATCGCTTTGTACGACATCGCCGAATATTACGATAAAGAGTTTTTCAAAGAACATGGTTGGGTTGCCTGTTTTGAGTGTGATAAAATTTTTGAAAATTTGGAAGAACTCTTTGAACATCAAAACAACCACCTCATAGAAGAAAACCAATAAAAACAAGTTCATTATAAAAAAGAGTGCTAGTTTGCCCCTCTGAGTCCCTTGCAAAAATCAAATTCTACAAGTTTATTTAATAGACTACCTTAACAGAAGATCACTAAGCGAGTGACGAATTTCGCCGGTCTAGGTGTTGAAAAGTTGTCATCTTCTCGCACTAGGACACAACACTCTCTATTTCTCTTTGACTAATCTCAGACAACCATCTTCATCTCTTTCCATTTTCATTGCACGATACAATTTGCCTGGATAAAAAGAATCAAGATGACAATCCTTATGAGTCAAACATTTTATATGTGGCCAACTGACCATCTTATGTGTTTCAACTTTTTTTTTAGTTCATCATCAACAAGTTTACGATAAGCAACCCATCCCTCAGAAATTGGGTTGGGTTGTTTTACCTTACTCATTTGGGTTATCTTACTCCTTCTGAGTTAAGTTGTTGAAAATTGTCAAACGTATATGCCATTTGACCAAATTCTGAAATGTCAATTCCTTGAGTTTCATCTTCCAATGATACTCGTAAACCCATAACAAGTTTTATGATATACCATGCAACAAAACTTGAAAAGAACACAAATGAACCAATCATTCCTACTCCTCCTAGTTGTGTCATAAAGGAAACTTCTGGATTGAAAATTCCTACTGCCAAAGTTCCCCAAATTCCTGCTACAAGATGCACTGACAACGCACCAACTGGATCATCGATTCTTGCTTTATCAAACATCGGAATTGCAAGTACTGCAAGTCCTGCACCAACCATACCAATGACTATCGCCAATCCCATTGATGGATAGTCGGGCCCAGCAGTTATTGAAACCAATCCTGCAAGTGCTCCATTAAGAACCATTGTAAGATCTATTTTTTTGTAAAGAATTTGAGTTATGATTACAGCAGTAATTACTCCTGCTGCAGCTGCAATGTTTGTATTTGCAAACACCGCACTTATTGCATCGACATCTTCCCTAGTTGCCATTGCAAGTTGTGATCCACCATTGAAACCAAACCAACCTAACCAGAGAACGAAAGTTCCCAAAGTTGCAAGTGGTAGATTTGATGGTGGTATTAGATTTGCTTTTCCGTCTTCTCTGTACTTACCAGTTCTTGCACCAAGAAGTATTACTCCTGCAAGTGCAGCCCATCCACCAACTGAATGAACTATGGTTGAACCAGCAAAATCCGAAAACCCTGCTTCTGATAGAAATCCTCCACCCCATGTCCATGCACCCTGAAGTGGATAGATGAATGCAGACAATACTGCAACAAATGCCATGAATGGCCAGAACTTCATTCGTTCTGCAATTGTTCCCGATATTATAGATGCAGCGGTTGCAACAAATACTACTTGGAAAAAGAAATCTGATAAACCAGAATGATCACCATTGGATATGGTGCCATACATCACTTGATAACCAATTGCGAAAAATGTGAGACAACTCAAAGAGTATAAACAAATATTTTTTGTAAGAATTGCTGTCGTGTTCTTAGTTCGTACTAAACCCGATTCTAACATTGCAAATCCAGCCGCCATCCACATTACAAATGCGCCAGATATTAACAATAGAAACGTGTTCAGTATATACTGAACATCAGTCATGATTCGTTATCCTTCCGATAAACTTATTGTGTCAATGAAGAACTTCCATTCTCCATTTAATATATAGGTAATATTAAAATTGTTCCTCTTCAGTCGAACCTTCAATTGCACTAAGGTTAGAACTTCCTGTTATTACTTGACCTATCTGATCAAAATAACTCGCACCAACTTCACGTTGATGTTTGACGGCAGTAAATCCTCTAATTTGAGCTGCAAATTCTTTCTCTTGTAAATCCACAAATCCCGACATTCCATTGTCACGATATTTTTCAGACAACTCAAACATACTGTAGTTCAAGGAATGAAATCCTGCAAGAGTTATGAATTGAAATTTAACATCCAGTTCTCCTAATTGATCTTTAAATGTTCTGATTTCTTTATCACTCAACTTTGCTTTCCAGTTGAATGACGGAGAACAGTTGTAT